TGTATCGCGGGTTGAGGATTTACAACGGAGTGATCCTTTCCAAAACCAACCGCGCCATCGCCTACCGCGTGCTGGGCGAGGACCAAAGCGGCGCAGAGGATCGGGACATCCCGGTGCAGGCTTGCATGTTGACGATGGACCCCCGCGAGGTCGACCAGGTGCGTGGGATCTCCGCTTTTGCTCCGGCGATTCGCGATTTGATTTCACTCAAGGACCTCGGTGACGACATCCAGAGCGCATCCCGGATGGCTGCTAAAATCGGGCTGCTTGTCACCAACCAACAGGGCATGGCAGACGCCAGCGACGCCTACAACGCGCTCACCGAAACCAACATGCCGCAGTGCGGTCCCGGGCTGCGGATTACTCCGATGGCCGGTGGTCGCATTGAGTACCTGACCGCAGGCGCTGGCGAGTCCATCGACCAGATCGACGCCAAAATCCCGACCGAGGCTCAGGATCGCCTGCAAGAAAGGCTCATCCGCAACGCTTTGCTGGCAGCGCAGTGGCCGCCGGAGTTTGGTTGGGACATGTCTAAGCTAGGCGGAGCATCTGCGCGAATTGTGTTGGAACAAGTCAACCGCATCACGTCCGAGCGTCACGCCTATCTGGCCGCGTTCTGCAAGCGAAGGTGTGCCTACGCAGTGGCTCGTTTTGTGGAACTTGGCATGCTGCCGGAGTACCGCGGCGCTGACCGTGACCGCGGCGGCGCGTACCAGTTCCGGTTTACGGAGCCAGCCAGGCTTACCGCGGATTCCGGCTACGCTTCCCGCGATGCCATCGAAGCCTACCGCGCAGGGATGCGCAGCATGACCGACATTCTCGCCAGCGGTTCCAAGACGCTTGAAGAGCACTTGGACGAAGTCGAACGCGAGGAAATCGAAATCAAAAAGCGCGTCGAACGCTCGGGCCTGACTCGCGATGTATTCGGCCTACTCACACCCAACGGCAATCCCGTTACATCCGTTCCCACAGAATGAAATTTCAACGCGTCATCGAACAAGTTTTTTACCGCCCTTGGTTGATCACGCCGGGCGGCTACGCTGCCGTCCGCAAGCTCGTTGAGGCGCGGCTGGTGCGCGCAAACGGGGAAGAGTACGAGGGGATGATGAAGTCCCAGCGCGAGCCGATGGAGATCGACGGGCAGGGCATCGCGCACATTTGCATTGAAGGCACATTGGCGAAAGGCATCAGCGCCATCGAAGCCTGCTGCGGCGTTTGGGATTATGAGTGGGTCGCTGAGTATCTCGAAGCCGCGATGGAAGCCAACGTGCGCGGCGTGCTGTTGGAAATCAACTCCCCGGGGGGCAGTTGCTCGGGCTGTTCGGAAATCACCGACCTCATCCAGTTTTTGAAGGTCCCGATTGTGGCCTATTCCGACGACACGGCTTGCTCTGCCGCGTACAACATCGCCGTGTCCTGCGACAAAGTTTACGGCTCGATCGGTTCAACCTGGGGCAGCATCGGGACCATTATCCCGTGGACGGATCAGTCTGGCATGTACGAGGAAGAAGGGCTGAAGTGGGACCCGATTACCTCGGGCCCGCTCAAAGGCGCAGGCATGGGGCCGTCCTTGACGCCAGCGCAGCGCGCCAGCCTGCAGCAGCTCGTCGACGACAGTTTTGCACAGTTTCGCGACAACGTGCTTCGCAACCGGCTTGTGGCCGACGAGTACATGACCGGCGCAGCTTACTTGGCACCGCGAGCCAAGGCAGCAAACCTTATTGACGGCACCGGAAATCAGGAGCTTGCGTACCAGACTTTGCTTGGTATGTTGTAGCCGTTCAGTTTGTTCATTGGGTTCATTGGCCCGCTCTGGTTTCATGGCCGGAGCGGGCTTTTCCTTGTCCCGACTTCCTTGGTTGTATGGAGTCTCCTGCAACCCTCACCGACGCGCTGGCCGCGCTCTCTGCCGCGCAGGCAGACCTCGCCGCGCTTAACGCGCTGACCGCCGAGCACTCGGCAGTTGTCGCCAATTTCGAAGCACTCAAGGCCCGCAGCGCGGAACTCTCCGCTGCACTGGACCTTGCCAACGCCAACAACCGCGACCTGGCTGCCGCGCTCGACGCGATGAAAGCCGCCGAGGCTGACGCAGCCGCAAAGGCTAACGCGATTGTGGCAAACCTGGGCGTGGCTCCGGTGGCCATCGTTCCCGAAGAACTTTCCGCGCCGAAGACCCGCAGCGAACTCTGGGCGCACTACATGACTCTGGGCTTTGTCGAGCGTAATGAGTTTTACGCCGCGAACCGGAAAGCAATGCAGCTCTAACCCTCACACACTAAATCACTATGGCCCTCAATGGCGTTTTCCTCGCACAGATTGCTCAGCAATCGCTCCCGTTCCTGACCAACGCGTTTGCTCCTCTCCGGGGCATTACGACCGATTTCAGCACCGACGTCGCATCCGCTGGCAGCTCGGTGACCACCCGTTTCGCGACGGTCCCGTCCGTCGTCGACATCACGAGCGCTGGGTATGCTCCCGTCGCCGGTGACACGACCGCTCGCACGATCTCGCTCGACCAGCATCGCGGCGTGACGCTGGGCTTCACCGACATCGAAGTCCTGCAGTCGTCCATCAACTTCCAGAACCTGTTCCTCGCTCCGATGCTCCAGGCCTTGGGCGCTGACATGTTCGGGCAGCTTTGGAATCTGGTCACTGCTGCGAACTTCGCGCAGACTCCCTTGTCCTCCAGCGCAGCCAACTTTGACCGGCAAGACGTGATCGACCTTGGCGTGACGCTGACGCAGACGCTCAAGGCTCCCAAGATGGGCCGCAGCGTCATTATCAATCCGGCTTACTACGGCGCGATTTCCAAAACGTTCATCAGCGCGGAAATCCCCGGGATCACGCCCTTCAAGGCTGAAGGAACCGTCCCGCGCGTGTCCGGCTTTGACATATACGAGTCCGACCTTTGCGACGCCAACAGCGAAGCACTCGCCGGGTTTGCTCTGCACTCCAGCGCGCTCATCATGGCAGCCCGCCGGGTGAACCCCGAAGCCGCTCTCGCCGACTCGATCGAGATCGCTGAAGTGGTTGTTCCCGATCTGGGGCTCCCGCTTACGTTCCGCAAGTATTACAACCGCGAGCTGGGCCAGACCTGCATCAATGTGTCCTGCATCTGGGGCGTTGCCAAGGGAACCGGCATGGGCGTTCGCATCGTCACTCCCTAACTGATCCCCCTTTAAGCAGAGGCTCCGCTCTTTACGGGGCGGAGCCTTTGCTTCATCCGAGTATCTCAACAGATGAAAATTTCCCTCGTAATCGAAGACACCGGCGCAGGCCCGCAGGTGATTTTCTCCTCACCGGAACCAGCTGACGCCAGGCAGTTTTTCAAAGCGCACACGAACCCCGGCAAGCTGGTGCTGGTGTGCAACCCGACTCCCGACAACTTCCGCACGATCCGGGGCACGCCGGTCGTGGAAACCGTGGCAGTCAAAGCGCCAATTCGCCGCGTCAAAGAACCGCTTCTGTAAATGTCTGACTGGCGCGACATAACCGCAACCGCACTCGGCGACGCTCTCGGGTACATGCAAGCCGACAGCGCGACGTACCAGGGCGTCACTGTGGACTGTGTTGCATCCGAGCGTGAAAGCCAGACGCTGGCAATCGGCGGTTTTGAATCGCACTTCATCGGCTCTGTCCGGCTCGCAAAAGCTGGATTTCCGGTACCAGTGAAAGGCAGCAAAATCTCGGTGAACGGCACAGAGCGCCGAATTGGCGACGTGGCAGAGGACCCGGTTTCGTGGACTTTGTACCTGGAGGACGTTACGCGATGATGGATCTCCTTACATGCGAAGTAATCCGCGATGAGATTGCGCCTGATTTCGATGGCGTGTACATCGGACTGCCGCACGACGGCGACAGCATCACCATGCCGTGCGTTTTGCTTGATCTCCGGGGGGATGCTCTAGTGGGAGGACCGCTGCAACGTGGAGCGCTTACGGCAGCCGTGATGAGCCAGGCGGATGACTCGACCGTGGCTCAGCACATTGAGCTGGTGCAACAAATCACCGATGCCATTAAGGGCGTCACTGGGACAGGCTCTGATGTGCAGATTTACGGAGTAGTGGCAGTAACTTCCGAAAATCAGAACACCGAACGCCACTGGATTACTAATTTGCAATTCACCTTGGGCTATGGCCCGCAATCCTAAAAAGTCATGCCAACATTTGGAGTCACTAGCACATTCGGAGTCACCGCGCCGACCGGCTTTTTACAAAGCTCGGAACAGACGCAGGAGGTTGAAACCGCGACCATTAAAGGCGCAGCCGGGCGCGTGGAAGAAGCTCAAGCAAAGCCGCGCAGCAAAACGACCGTTACAGTCACTTGCAAAGGTTCTGCCGTGCTTTCCACGGTTCCGGTTGGCAGCGACTTCAACGCTATCACGCTGACATCCAGTAAGTTTTCCGAAACCAACGACGATTTCCCGACTAGCGAAGTCACCGCCGTACTTTTTGAATAAACATGAGCACTTTCGGCATCACCAAAATCACCGGCGACCTGATCGAATCTGTGGACCTGACTTTGTCCGCAGAGACAAAGGAGCTGATCAAATCGGACGGCACTCATTCAACGGCGCGCAACGTGGACACGTCTTTTGCTTTTTCGGTTAAGGGCAAAGGCGATTTGCCTGCGATCACTTTGGGCGGCAGCACTGGCGCGCCAACTGGCGTTTCCGGGAAAGTTATCATCACCAAAATCACCGAGAGCCAGACGAATGAAGACTGGCAGGGCTGGAGCTACGACGGCGTGGCCTATCCCGAAGCCTAACGGCAGGCGATCCGATTATGTCACATTTGAAGGTAGGAATGCGGATTGACTACATCCGCGACGATATGCCGCCGCTCAAGTCACCCAACACCGACCTTATCGGTGCTTGGTTGGCTGTGGGCGGTGAGCTTTTGGACGAGGAAAATTTCCACGACACCGTGGAGGAAACAAAGGACGGCATCCGACGACAGGTGATCTGGAGCGTCAAAGGCGACAAGCTGGCAAAGTGCGGCGACGAGGAATTGTCCTTTGAAGAGTTTCGTCGCCGGTGGCTTTCGGAGGACTGGCGCAAGGCCAACCCCGGGCACCTTGTGACAATCATGAAGGCGCAGCGGGATTACGCTGTGTCACTTAAGGATTGGCTGAAGCAGCAAAAGCCGTGCGCGTTGATCCGTAAAGGCCGCCGTCACGTTGTGATCCATCCTGACCTTCCAGAAGATCAGAAGCAAAAGCTCCTCAACCAATTATGACACCTTTCCTGCAAGCATCTGTCGAAATTGACGGGCTCTCTCTCCGACCCTTTACTTTGCGCAGCAGGCTCAACTGCATGGCGCTCGGGCTAACTTTGTTTACCGAAGTCGAAGGCGGAGAGCTAACGCAACAGCAAATCGAGGAGCAAATCCTTGCGCTGGCATGGGAGCGCTCGCAGCCGGTGGGCGTTGTCCGTAAAGCAATCGACGGCGGCACGGCTTGGGATGATATCCACGCCTTTGCGGATTCTCTGCCGCTGACAGCACTGCCGAAACTGGTGGCAGAAATCAACCGAGTGGCAGCTGAAATTAAAGAGGCAACCGTGCAAGTGATTCCGCGCGGCGACTCGGTAGACAAGGACGCGCCGGGAAACTAATTGGGCCAGGGTGGGAAGCCTCATTCATCTTTACCCTGGCAAAAGAAACAGGCTGGACCGAAAACACCATTTTAGATCTTCCGATGATCCGTTCTCTCCAGTACTACCACGCAGCGCTTTGGAGCGCTGGAGCGTGGACAGTCCGCGAGACGGCAAAGCCGGTCGAACAACTCAACCGCCTGTTGGCGTTCGTGGAGGAAGAGGTCGACGATGATTAAGTTGACGCTCAACGAGGCGCAGGCTGAATGGGGTGCCGCGACACTGGCGCGCATCGGCGAAGGCGTTGCCACTGGAGGCGTTGCGCTGCCTGTTCTGATGGCAGAATCCTTTGCCGAGTACCTACTGACCGTCCGAGGGCTGACGCCGCCAGCAAAAGGCGCTCGCGTCGTCGGCAGCGTGGAATTGTCCCGTGGCAAAGCTGCCATCGACGTGGACCTGCGGCGCGCGTTTATCGTGGCCGCAAAAGGTGCAATTTCAACCGTGGCCGGTGGAAAACTAGGCAGCACCATTGCAAAGCGCATCCCGGCAAAGATTGGTCGCAAAGTAGCCTCGCGCGTGGCGCAGATTGCCAGACTTCGCACCGCAAAACGTGTTGGGCGGCTCGCGGCTCGCGGCGTCCAGGCTGCCGGTAAAAAAGCAGTCAAAGAGGTGCTTAGCGCTGCCGACGAGGACCCGCAAAGCTGGTACGAAAAACAGCGGCGCAACGGACGGTTCCGTGGGACGACTCGCATGGAGATCGACACCACCAGGCTGGAAGTCATCCGCAGGTCATTGCACGCGCGCGTTGGGTATTTGCAGTCCGGCTGGAACGCAGCCTGTGAACGGTTTCGCGTGCCAACTCCGAGTTGGATCAGCGGCAAAAACGGCAGGGGCACCGTCAACGTTGACCGCAATGATTCTCGCCTGCAAATCCGCGCGGAAAATCAAGTGACCTTCACGGATGACATCACAGGAATGCAGCGGCGACTGAACTTTGCTGCGCAGTTGGTGGCAAAAAGAATGGAACGCAGGTCAAAAGAGGCCGCCGAAAAGGCCATGCAACAGATCATTGACACATGAGCGCTACCGCACAACTCGCACTTGATGTCCGGGGCTTCCTCGCGGGCATGGACTTGGCAAAGCAGGCCATCAACAACTTTCGCGCAGACTCTGGCAAAGTCGATGAAGGCAACGGGATGGGAAAGCTAAAGGTGGCTGCCATCGGGCTTGCTGCGGGCATTGCAGCGCTTGGGACGGCGGTTTACAAAGGCGTGCAGTCGACAGTGCAGCTTGGTGCGCGCCTAGTTGACGTTAGTTACAAATCCGGGCTCGCGGTGAATCAAATCATGGCGCTTGAACGCGCGATGGACGAGGTGGGCGGCAAGACTGAGGACGTTGCACCTGCCACCGACAAATTCAACGCGGCAATCCAGCAGGCTGCCAACAACACAGGACCGCTCGTCAACATCCTACAACGCGCCGGGCTGACCATGGCGCAGGTTTCTGGGATGGGCGTTGCCGATCGGATGAACGCCGTTGCTGCGGCGATCCGCAACATCCAACACCCAACGGAACAGGCAGAAGCTGCCATGGCTGTTTTCGGCGCGTCTGGAACCAAAATGGTTGCGGCACTCGACCCCAAGAATCTCAACAGCGCAGCCTCGGCGCTCGGGGCTCAAGCGCAAATCATGCAAGCAAACGCTGGCGTGTTTGCCCGGATCATGCAGTTGATGGGCGCGCAAGGCTCAAGCCTGAACAG